GGATGTTCCTGTAGCTGATGTTCCTGTAGCGGATGTTCCTGTAGCGGATGTTTCTGTAACAGATGGAGCAGATGCTCCTCTTGAAGAAGTTGATATTCCTGTAGCAGATAATACTCCTGTAGCTGATGTTTCTTCTGGAGAAATAAGAACATCTATGGATAGCGATGATGAAGATGAAGAAGATGAAAATGATGGGCTAAATAAATTAATACAAAATGAACTTAGAAAGCAAGAGAGTTCTTCTGAATCGGTTTCTGATGTTCCTGTAGTTGATGGAGCTGATAGTTCTGTAGTTGATGTTCCTGTAGAAGATGTTCCTGTAGTTGATGGAGCTGATAGTTCTGTAGTTCAAGATGTTCCTGTAGATGATAGTTCTGTAGCTGATAGTTCTGTAGCTGATGTACCTGTAGAAGATGTTCCTGTAGAAGATGTTCCTGTAGCTGATGTACCTGTAGCAGATGTTCCTGTAGTTGATGGAGCTGATAGTTCTGTAGTTGATGGAGCTGATAGTTCTGTAGTTGATGGAGCTGATAGTTCTGTAGTTGAAGATGTACCTGTAGTTCAAGATGTTCCAGTAGAAACACAAATAAATAATAATCCCACTTTACAAACAGCAGTAGATAATTTAGGAAAAGAAATTTCAAACCATGTTTTAAAGGTTGTTTCAGAACAATTATCAAATAATATTAGTACAGTAACTAATAATATTCAAAATGGGTTTAATTCAAATCAATTAGCATCTGAAACAATGGCAAATACTGGTGGTAAAAGACATAGAACAGGTAAATTTAGATTAACAAATAAAAATAAACACAAAAGAACAAAAAAACATAAAAAATAATATTATGATATAAGAATTATAAAAAAGGTAAATACTTTATAGTGTCATTATCATACATTGTTACTTTATATGGTTCATTTAATCCTTCAATATATATAGTATCTCCATTAAACAATCTATCACAACCATATTCATTTGTACAGCTTCTTCCATTTCGTGAAACAGGTAATTTGACACTATTATTTTGGTCACTCATTGTATAGTATTGCCATTTATCACGATTCGTAAATACAGGTCTTCCCATTAAGGGTAATATTTTGCCTTTAGAATTAGTAGCGGTAAGAATTCCTAATTGTCTATAACTTGTGTCAACTGCACCAACATTAGTAGATACATTAATTGGAACTGCTCCAGGAGGCACATAAGTACCAGATGGTATAAAATAACGTTCATCTCTTAAAGGAGGTGCATAAGGATTTAATAATGGGTCACTTGGTAGATTTGTATATGGCCAACTAGGTATTAATCCGCCAAACCAGCCTCCTCCTACATTCTCTCTTTGTGTATCTTTTATAACTATTTTTTCAGATGGTCTATTGTTAACAATAATATTTTGATTATTCATACTATTGTAAATTAAATAAACAACAATAATAACACAAATTACTATAAAAACCATTGAAAAGTTTTCAACACATACAACTCCAGGTGGACATTTTTTCATATTATATTATTATAATATAAAATACTTATTTGATTATTGGTTATTTAGTTATGCCAATTTATTTCTTATCAGAAGAACCTCCAAATTTTTTGGCCATTTCCATTATTCCTGCCATTCCTCCGTTGCTGTCACCCATACCTTCTAATAATCCTTTTGCTTGTTCCATCATTGGTCCCATACCTTGAATCATTGGTCCCATTTGACTCATAGATTCGGCTAATTGCATTTGTTGCTTCATTAATTTTTGCGTATCATCAGTAAGTCTTTTAATTCCATCACTACCTAAAATATTATTTAATTGATCATAGGCATCTTCAATTGTTGAGGCATAATCAATATCATACCCTCCGCTTCTTTTGGCACGACCTACTTCAAAAGATTCATCTGTAGTTTTTTTTGATGAGTCTAAAGAAGTTTTGGGTAATCCTTGATTAGTTTTACCTTCTGGTTTGTTATCAGTATTAGAAGTGTCAGAAGTAGATTTTTGTTCATTTATTTTATCTTGAATGGCACTTTTTATTTTATCAGTATCTACATTATTTGTATTACTATTTTCATTATTTTCCTTATTTTCCATTCCTTCAATATTAGATGTATAATTCATAACAAATAAATTAACTATAAATAGCGGTATTCCTAAAACAATAATCATATTTCTGCTAAAGTGTGTAACTAATATCGCTAAAACAACAAAAAATAATACAGGAGTTATTCTACCTGTTATTAAATAACCAATCATATTAAGAAACGCAACTATTGTTACTACATTTAATACAATTTTGTTAGTAAGCAATTTTTTTAAAACACTAGGTGTCTTCATTTATATATATATATTGTTTAAAAAAAAATTGAATAACATAATTATATTTTAAATATTGTAAATTTAATAATGACACAGTTCAACAATCCTATAAATTACGTTAGTGCTTCAGTTATGGATGAGAATAATAATGATATTAATAGTGATGATACATATGATAGTGATTATGATGAAGAAGAAGTATTTTTCGAAGAGGGTGAAGAATGTAACACAAAATACAATATAGTTTTATGTGAAATATTTAATAATTTAATACATGGGAAATCAAATTCTGAAGTAAGTAGTCATTATTTAAACATATGTACATTTAAACAATTAAATATGAATGCTGTAGAAGACATGTGTAATTTATACAATGAAGGGTATTTAGAAAGAATAAATTTGCTGACTCATCATAAATTTATAAGAAACTATCATAATATAATAACAAATCCAAATTATATTAAACCTGAAATTGGTGAAAAAATATATTTACCATCTGGACATTGTGTTTGTATAATTAAAACAATATGGTTAAAATTAATTCAACGCGCATGGAAAAAAATTTACAAAAATAGAATAGATATTATTAAAAAAAGATATACTATACATGCGTTGAGAACAAGAGAAATTACAGGTAATTGGCCTGAAAATTGTAGGTATTTACCAAATATAAGAGGTATTTTATCTGGTTTGTCGCATTAGATATTTAATTTTTATAAATTCTTTATAAATTCTTTATAAATTTAAAACCTAAAAGATTAGCCTTAACCTTAGGAGATTTAAAAAATTCATTATCATCTCCTTTAAAATATCCCAATTTTTTTTCTTGCTCTGTATCTAAGTTATTCCAAATGGTATGTAATAAATTATTATTAAATGTAATAATTCTTTGTTGTTTATAATTATATGTATTTGATTTTTTATAATTTTTTATTTTAATAAATGTGTCATTTTTTTTACTAAGATGAAATTTTATATGAATATCATTTAAAGTATCTTCATAATTGTAGAGTAGATTTTCATAATTAATTAAAATATAATTGTTGACTTTATGAGGCATAATATTCATCAAATAGTTATTTTTCATTTTTCGTAATTCAAATATATTTTTATATTTATTTCCATTTGAATAATTCAAATCTCTAGGATTAATAATCTCAGAATTTTGTAATATGTTAAATTCTAACATGTTTTTTTTTATATTTTGAATATCAAGTACAGAATAAAATTCATTAAACAAAAAATTATTTAAGTTTTTATTTATATTTGGAATATGATGTAATTCCTTTGAAAAAGAATTTAACCAATATATAGGATTTCTTATTATGCCTATAAAAAGGGTGTTTTCATCATTTGTATATTTATTAAAACAAAAAAAGTGTTTATTACCATATTCAGATGTATAATTTATATCAAAATTTTGTGTTATAGCTTCTTCTAAAAAATTAGTACCACTACATCTTTCTCCTAATATTACGAATTTATTAATTGTCATTTAATAATATAATTATACTATTAAATAACATTTTTATCGCTTTAATGTCTAGAGGTTTTTTTACTTTTACCCCTAGCAAAATTTGAACCAGTAGAAGTTGTTTTTAGACTTGAAGTAAAAGTTCTTCTTTTAGCATTGTTTTTGTATGTGAAACCACCTCTTTGTTTTTTATGTTTTCTTTTTTTAGTTTTACCACCCACAATTTTACCATTTTTAACAGGAACTTTAGAATCTGCTAAAGCTTGTTCAGGATTAGTTCCACTTTGTATAGCTTGTAAAGCTATAACATAACTACTTGGTTGACCAGTAATTCTATCTATTGGTACTTGTTTTGCTTTTACTTTAAGCTGTTTAAGCAAATCAGCTATATTAAATTGAACCCCTTGAAAATTAACAACATTTGGGTTTGATTGTCTTTCTTGGATTACAGCGTTTCCTCTTCCTTGAATAGCATTGCTAATATCTTGAATAGATGCTTCAACCTCAGCAAATGCGGCATTTAATCCTGCTTGATCAAAACTAGACGGGTCATTTAATTCTTGTAATCTATTAGTAGCTTCCATAATTGCCATTGTAGCAGAAATAATTCTATTTTTTAAATCTTCATTTTCTTCTTGTAGTACACGTAGTTGTTCTTGTAATTGTTGTATGTTTTGTTGTAGTTCCTGATTTTGTCTATTTAACTCATCTATTTGTCTTCTCATATTACCATATTCATTCTCAAATACACTTCTTAGTCTAGCAATTTCAAGATCTTTGGCTGCGATTTCATCCTGGAGGTTCTTCATTTTACCAGCACAATCTTCTTGTTGTAATTTTAATTGTTCATCTTTTTCTAATAATTTTTGAGTATTTTGTTCAGTTAAACTTTGGAGCTCACCGGCATGCGTAGATGCTAAATCGCCTTTTGATTGTAATTCAGTTTTTAAACTATCACGCTCTGCTGTTATAGAATTTAGTTGATCTGTTAAAGTTCTTAATTGTCCTTCACAATCATCTATTCTTTTTTGAAAATCTTGAGTATCAGCCATGTATTGTTGTTTTAACTGTGCTAATTCAGCTACAGCAGCATCTTTCTCTTGTTTTAATCTTTCAATTTCTTCTTTTAATTTTATAATTTCCGTTTCCTTACCACTAATTCCAGATTGATTTATTTGTACTTGTTCTTGTAAACCAGTAAGTTCAGTTTTTAATTGTGTAATGGCATCTGCTAATCCTCGAATTCTTTGATTGATATCTTTAAGTCTAGAAATCACTTGGGTTGAAAATTCTTGTTTGCTTCTAATGTTTGAATCAATCGCGGCATTTATTTCTCCTAATTTTCGTAAACCTGCTTCAAAATCTGTTTTAAAATCACTCATTTAAGTATATATTTTAAATATATTAAAATTTTAAGCAATCTTTTTTTGTTTAATTATCGTAGTAACATCATTTGTATCCTTAATTATGTTATCTAAATTTTGTTTAATTGTTTTCAGTTCAGATACTATTTTTTTCTGTTCATATTTTGCGTCTTCAATATTATGTTTACTTAATTTTCCAGAAACAGTTAAATCCTGAATATATTTATTTAATAAATCTAAAGCTTCCATTTGTTCTCTTTTTTGTTTAACTATGTAACCATAATAGTTATTATAATCATCTTTAATATGCTCTAAAAATTGATTTTGTTTTGAAACATGTTTCAACTTTTTTTGTTTCTCTAATAACATTTTTCTTTTTAATTCAATTATATTCTCTATTTGTAAAAGTTGCTGGTCCCTCTCTTCTAAATGTATATATTTTATGGGCACAAAATTCATTCTTAGAATATTCAACTATTTTATATTTTTTTAAATAAATTTAAAATCTTTGTATTATAATATTTAGGATGTCTAAAAATA